TATCAAAGGCTAATGATCCACGCGCATTGTCAGCATATCGCGGCGCTTTGGTATTATTGAATGATCAACTAAGGGAAGCAAAAGAACTAGCAGCCACCGCCAGGCAAGAAATAGAAGAGGATATCGCCGCCCAGGAAAGGGCAAGCCTTATACAGTCAAGGCTTAATACTATGCGCGGCATTTCTAACGCGCCAGCCGCTACTACAGCGGCGACCACGCCAGCAACTACTACACCAGAGCGGTCAACCGGACTAAGTAACACGGCATGGGCTGACCAGGTACTAGCTAACATGTCCGATGAACTAGATAAGTTAGACACTAAAGCAAGGCTTACTGGTGAGCAAGTTAGTCTTGATGAAAGGCTAAACATCATCCTTAATGCACGTTTGCAGCTGCGCAGTGCTAATGTAGAGTCTATAAGCATTACTGAGGCTGAGATCTTAGCAGTCCGAGGACAGATAGCAGCGCAAGAAGACCTTAACAGAACACTAAGAGATGAAGTAGATTTATACCCTGAATTGACCGCACAGATACAAGCAGCTATAGAGCAATCGGCCATTTTTGAGAAGATGATAACTGACCTAGAAGATTCCTTTAAAAAGCTCGGCTCAGAAGCATACCTGACCTTCTTCAATGACCTTGGTAAATCGTTATATGAGGGATCTAGCTTTGCTGAGAATTTCACCCAGTCTTTAGAGAAGATAGGTATACAGATACTAAATCAGCTACCAATCATGCTCTTACAAGCTGGGCTTTCATTGCTCACTGCTGGTGCAGTGGCTCCTGGTTTGGCTCTAGTAGCAGCCTCTGGATTAGTAGCGCTTGGAGCAGGAGCGGTCAATGCAGCTAGTGCTGCGCAGTCAGTGACTCCTGCTAGTGCATTGACGACTGCAGGACCATCTGCTGTTGGAGGTGGAACTGAGGTTATAGTGAACAACTACTCAGGAGCTCAAGCAGTGGCCAAAGAATCAGTTGGACCAAACGGAGAGAAGCAGATTATGGTGACAATAGAGAACATCGTCAAGAAGGCGATAGGTTCTGGTCGTATGGATGGTGTTATGAGTAGATTCGGCGCAAGACCACAAGGAGTAAGGACATGAGCAACTGGCCCAATGATCTAGCTGCAATACTACTACAGAATATCGCCATACCAGCACCAAATCTGGCTGGCTGGTGGTCGTGCAACACAGCTGGCGACTATGCCACTGCTCTATATGACACTTCCGGAAACGCAAGACACGGCGTTATCACTGATGCAACTGGTGGCGCAGTGGGTGTGTCTGGTAAATTCCTGTCCTGTGCTGGCAGTCAGTACGCCACATTAGCCGATATCGACAGCAATCAGCTCACTCTGTCGCTGTGGGTCAAGACCTCAGTCTCAAGCGATATAGCCAACAAGTACGGTTCAGCTGGTGAGAGGTCATGGGTTCTAAAGCTTGTGAGTGGTAAGGTGGTCTTCCAGATCAGTGCTGCAGGTACTACACTAGAGGACTTCACTGCGGCTACTGACATAGCTGATAATGCTTGGCACCACGTGGCTGTAGTCTACTCGCAAGGCGCTTTCTTGAAGATCTATGTAGATGGCGTGCAGGACTTTAGCACCACAGACGAGCCTAGTGAAATTCACTCCTCGACTGCATCTATAGTCATAGGTAAAGGACCGAACGATAGTATGACTGGTGGACTCGATGAGGTCAGAGTGTACACTACAGCATTGACTGCCAGCCAAGTCTACTACCTGTACGCTAATCCTTCACCCTATGAAGCGCTTCCGACTTACCCTGGTCAAGAAGGCTTTAGTGAGACTCCGCAGGATGGTACCATCCGAGGAGCAACTGACATAGGACCAGGGAAGACTCGCCAGCGGTTTACTTCTCTTGCTACTTATATGGGAGCAGCCTACTGGCTCACTCGTGCGCAGCGCTTGATACTCGACGATTTTTATAAGCGCGTTACTCGTGGTGGCTCCTTGTCCTTCGTGTGGCCACACCCAGACGGCTACAATGTAACTGCTCGATTTGCGAGTCCTCCAGCTTACGTGCCTAACAATCAGGACGTGACTGCAACGATCTCGCTGGAGGTGTTACCATGAGAACAGTCAGCGCTCAGGCTATGGCCAGCTTCTACTCAGAGTCTGGCGGCTACTCCTTACCTATCTTGCTGTCCATTACTCATGGAGTGGCAGGATATACCAATCCGCTCTTGATCGTCAACAACACGGTAGACCTTGATTATGACGGTGATACTTACGTGGCATTTCCATTCAAATTCGATCCACCAGACACGAAGAACGACGGAAGTATTCAGAGTGCTCGTATAACGATAAGCGCCATCGACCAGACTATTGCTGGAATTCTGCGCAGCACGTCAGTCCCACCAACGGTGACTGCCATAGCGATGTACTACAGTGATGAGACTGGGACTGAGGTATTTGAGCCATTGGCTACTTTCAATCTAACGCTACGCAATGTCACCGGAAACGCCGACAGTATCTCTGGTGATCTCATCTATGAGGATAGGCTAGAATTGGAGTTCCCAGTTGACGAATTCAGACCAACCGGCTTCCCTGGACTATTCTAAGTACGTAGGCATACCGTACAAATTCGGCGGCTGCGACTTGTCTGGTGCTGACTGCTGGGGTTTGGTGTGTATGGTCCTGTCGGACTTGTACGGCAAAGAGCTGCCAAGGTACCAGACGAGCGAGACGAGCAGAGAGGACTTAGCTGCTCTAATACAGCAGCAAAAGCACACAGTCAGACAAGTTAAGGTAGCGCAGCCTGGTGACATCATAGTATTGACAATAGTGGGTCAGCCGTGTCATACTGGAATTGTGGTTAGCTTAGGTCGCATGCTACATACACTAGCAGGACATGACAGTGCACTGGAATTCTATACCGCGTCTAGATGGTCTAAGAGAATCGAAGGAGTGTACCGTGTCTATTAAAGCTAAGATCTTCCCGCACGCATTTAAAGTCACAGACTCAATTTACCCAGAAGTGAAGGCTGGCTGCACAGTCCAGGACGTGATAGATCAGCACGTCAAATACGGTCGCGCATTTGTAATCCACAACGACGAGATTATCACCAGATTCGACAAGGTTCTCGAAGACGGAGACAGTCTGACCATTCGCTGCATTCCAGCTGGTCAAGGTGGTGGTCAGTCTAATATTGGTTCTTCTATAAACTTTGGTGGTCCAGCTGGTGAAGCTGCAGCTGCACAAAAGGTCGGTGTAGGAACGATGGCTCTCGGTCTTGGTCTGTTCGTAGCTGGCTTCTTTACAGCTGGTGCTACCTGGGTAGCTGCTGGTGTCATTTTTGGTGGTGGTGCCATCCTGACTGGCTTAGGCGTAGCAGCTGGTCTTGCGATTGCAGGTAAGACTGGGCCAGCTATTGAGCTTGACCCCAGACAGAGCCCAACTATCAGAGGCGGTCGTAATCAGAGCGCACCCTGGGGTAAAATTCCAGTCATCCTCGGTAAACATCTGATCACACCATTCTATGCAGCTAAGCCGTACACTAGCATTGGTGGAACTTACGGTGCAGACCTTTATTTACATCAGCTGTTTGTAGTTGGTCACACTAATCTCAAGTTGTCAGACATCAAGCTCGGTGATTCCTTATTAGCGTCGAATGGTGCAAGTATTATCAATGGAGCAGTCACGGTTGACGGTATTTATACTGGTGATGTCCAGATCTACAACAACGGTACCAACTCGACCCTCTATCCAGCAGTGTCGAATGAAGACAACCCTAATTTAGAGATTAAATACCTAGCGTCTCCAGTTGATCAATGGTTCACCACTCCACCAGGGACCACTTCAACCGAGATCACCATCACTTATCCATTCGGACTTTTCAGCTATAATGACAAAGGTGAGCTCGGTAAGGCATATCCAAAGGCACTATTAAAGCGCCGAGTCGCTGGTAGTGGTACACCATGGGCTTCTGCCACTTCGGTGAGAGAATTTAACGACGGCGCAAATGGACCGATTAAGACTACAATGCGCTATATACACACTGATTCACCTGCTGCTGGTCAGTATGAGTATGCTATACGCTGGACTCAGGTTGAGGTACCAGCTACTTTTAGAGGCTCAGTTAAGATGGTATGGACTGCCATGCGCTGCTATAAGTCAGCAGTACCAGCGATTCCTGCTGCTATAGCTTCTCGTTATACTGTCCTCTCAATGAAAATCAAGGCGACTGAAAACTTGCAGGGTGTAGTCGACCAAGTAAATTGTATCGCCGAGTCTTATACACCAGTTTACGATGGTTCTGGTAGTGGAGCAGACGACTGGGTTAGCTCTGGCTATAGCCAAAATCCTGCTAGCTTGTTTCTTTATGCTTTGCGTGGAGCAGCTAATCCAAGACCTGTGGCTGATGCAGCTATCGACTGGCCGAGACTCGAAGCGTGGTACACCACCTGTGCTACTAAAGGTTGGACCTGTAATGGCGTGATAACCAGTGGATCTCGGCTGCGCGACATCTTGAATCAGATAGCCAGCACTGGTCGAGCAGCACTAACTCTGCGTGATGGTCTCTACTCTGTGGTGATCGACGAAGCAAAGACTGATGTCGTACAGCACTTCACTCCACGAAACACGCGAAATTTCACCTGGTCCAAGGCATTCCCTGAGACTCCGCACGCACTAAAAATTAACTTCATCAATGCTGCTGACGGATACGCTCCTAATGAGCGCATAGTCTACGCCACAGGGTATACTTCGGCTAATGCTACTATCTTCCAGCAGGTGAACCTATGGGGTGTGACTAGCGAGTCTCTCGCTTGGAAACAAGCAAGGTACTTTATGGCTGTTGCTCAACTGCGTCCTGAGGCTTTTAGCTTCGAGACGGATGCAGAGTCAATAGTCTGTGAACCTGGCGACCTTGTAAGACTATCACATGATGCAATGCTAGTCGGTCTGCGCTCTGGTCGAGTGAAAGGCTTTACAGTTGATGGTGGTGACGACGTAGATAGCATTACTATTGACGAGCTCATAACCATTGAAGCTGCCAAGACCTACGCAGTACGAGTACGAACAAGCGACGGTACTAGCCTGTACTCTGAGCTTACAAATGCAGCTGGAGACACGAGTACACTGACCCTGGCTACTCCGATGACAACACACCCTGCTATAGGCGACTTATTTATCTTCGGCGAAGCTGGTATAGAGACGATAGAATGCATCGTGGGAGCTATCGAGCAGGGTGAAGACCTATCATGCCGAGTGTACTTAGCACCAGAGGCTCCAGGCGTGCATACTGCAGACAGTGGAGATATTCCAGCGTACGAGTCCTTCGTCAGTCGCCCTCCCATCCTCACTACTCCTGCAGGTCCACCCACTAGCATTACCCAGGCGGTTGATAACCTAGTATCAGAATCAGTGTTAAATCCGATAGTGACAGACGCTACTAATGATGCTGCCAGCGCTGCCGTGGTGGCGGCTGCTGCGCCAAGGTACTTGGGACGGTACAGTGCTGCGCATCCGACTACCTATAACACTGGAGACTGGTGGACCGTATTCGACACCAATGATGACCCGATAACTCGTGGTGTGTGGTGGTCAGAAGATGGCACTCCTGCTAGGATTACAACCGCATCTAGCATGATATTACAAGCTAAGCTAGTCGAAGCGTTACCTGATATTGCATGGGCTGAGGAGCAAGGGACTTATGGCGCAGCGGCTGATTATGGCGTTAATACGTTATTCGCTAGTTTGGCAGTGGTAACGGCTTTCATCAACAGCTTATTTTCAAGATACATCAAGGTTTCTGGTAGTGTGCGCGGTGGCGACAGGTTTACC